CCTTATAGTGGTAGGTTTGAACCTTATAATTCTGGAAGTACATCTAAAGCAACTTTGTTTATATCTAATTTATCTACAAAAATAAATTATAGTATAGAGTTAAAGTTTTACGAATCTAATAATAGAAGCATAATATACTTCTTTGACTATACAACAGATTTGTTTCCACAAAACGGAACATATTCTTATCAGATACAAGAAAATGTTGCAGATGCAAGTAGAAATAGTGCAGGAGTATATAAAATTATTGATACTGGTTTGTTTTTAATGTATAATGAAGATACCTTTATCGAACAATATATTACACCAGACAAGGAAACGATTCCTGCAACAATAACATATAAGCCATCTTAAAATGAGTGATTTTTATCAACTAGGCAAAGGGCATCAATATACAGATGATACAGAAGTAATAAAACAAGGAGATGATTTTGTTTCTTATGGCAGAAATAATGATTATCCAGACTTTTTAATTGATTTATATCAAAAGTCAGCAGTACATAACGCTTTGTGTAATTCTATTACAACTTGGATTTATGGGGATGGAATTACAAGTCCTCAAATGAATACAAAATCAGAATCTTGGGCAAAATTTAAGTTATTATTTGAGCAAGGAATAGGAAAAAATACTATACAAAAATGTATATTAGATTTAAAGGTTCATGGTGGCTTTTACCTTTCTATTTCTTATTCGTTAGATAGAACTACAATTTCAGAAATTAACCATATGCCTTTTGAGTGTATGAGGGTTCAACCAGAAATAGAAGGAAATTATTCTGATTTTTATTTATACTCTAAAGACTGGAAAAATTATAGAAGGCTTGGGTATTCAAAAATTAAGGCTTTTGACCCTAAAATGAAAAAAGAATATCCTAACCAGATTGCTTGTTTCAAAATGTATTCGGTAGGTCAATACTATTACCCAAAACCAGACTATCAAGGTGGAGTTAATTATATAGAATTAGATAAAAATGTATCTGAATTTCATTTAGCGAATATTAAGAATGGTCTTGCACCATCTTTTATGATTAATTTTAATAATGGAATACCATCAGAAGAAAAAAGGAGAGCAGTAAAAGATAGTATTGAGAATGAGTTGTCTGGTGCTAGTAATGCAGGTAAGTTTATTGTATCATTTTCAGATGATAGAAATAATAGTCCAGAAATTACTGTTATGCCACAATCTGATGCAGACAAACAATATGAGTTTTTGTCTAAAGAGATTACCTCTAAATTAATGATTTCTCATAGAGTGGTTTCTCCAAGATTATTTGGAGTAAATAGTGATGGTGGTGGTTTAGGTAATAATGCTGATGAGTTAAGAACTGCATCAATTTTGTTTGAAAGCACAGTTGTAAATAATTATAGAGATATATTATTAGAAGCAATGGAACTTATTATGGCAGAAGCAGGTCAGCCATTGCAATTAGAGTTTATATCTAAACAACCATTTAAAACAGAAGATATAAAAACTAATTTAAGTGATTGTAATTGTAAAGAAGAATTTATAAAACCAAACCCTTGTTGGAAAGGTTATGAAGCCATTGGCACAAAAATAGTAGATGGTAAAGAAGTCCCTAATTGTGTTCCGATTAAAGCATCTAAACATAATTTAAAAAGTTTACAAGACATTGATACTAAACCAACTAAAGGTATGGTAGAAGAGGCTAAAAAAGGGTTAGAATGGAGAAGGGAATATGGTAGAGGTGGAACTGAAATAGGTGTTGCAAGAGCAAGAGATATTTCAAATGGTAAAAATATGTCTATTGATACCATAAAAAGAATGTACTCATTTTTCAGTAGACATGAAAAATCTTCAAAACAAGGTAAAGGTTTTGATATAGGTGAAGATGGTTTTCCTTCTGCTGGTCGTATAGCATGGGCTTTGTGGGGGGGAGATGCAGGATTTAGTTGGTCAGCAAAAAAAGTTAATGAAATAGAAAGTGTTCAGAATCTAGGTCAAGAAATTGACATGGAAGAAGAAGATGAAAAGGCTTGGCTAGAATACTTAAAAGATAGGGGAGAAAAATTAGATGAAGAGTGGGAGTTATTAGAAGAAACAGAAGTATTAGATGCAGAAGCAGAAGCACAAGTTCATAATGAACCAACTAAATTATTTAAGAGATACGCTAACCCAGACGATAAATCAAAAGTTGATAAAGGTCTTTATAAAATACGATATAGATATTCTAAAAACATATCTAAAAATAGTAGATTATTTTGTAAAAATATGGTAGCGAATGCAAAGAATGGGGTAACATATAGGTTTGAAGATATAAAAGAAATGGGAGATGATGGGATAAACAAAGAGTTTGCAGAAAGAGGAAAATCTAAATATTCTATATGGTTATATAAAGGTGGTTGTTTTTGTCATCATAAATGGATTAGACAAGTCTGGTTTAGAAAACGAGATAAAGGTAGATTTTTACCAAACAAAGGTCTTGACAATGATATAGATGTAACAAATCAAGAACCAAAAGGACAAGGGTTGAGAAATGCTAGAGGTTGGAAAAAAGCAAATACAACAACAAACAATATGCCAAATAGAGGTAAAATAAATTAAATTATGGAAGTAGTAAGTTTTACAGAAGCACAATTAAGATTTTCACAAACATCAAAAAAAGTTGGTTTTATAGCAAAACAATTAATAGGCGACCAACAAATAGTAAATGGTGGGGACTTTACTAATGCTAGTTCTTGGGCAGTTACTGGAGGTATGTTTATATTAGATGGTAGGCTAAATGGCTTTGGAGATGGAAATATAGAGCAATCAGAAACTCCAGTAGTAGGAAAACCATATAGAATAGAAATAGACAATTTAATAAATACGGCAGGTGGTATTAAAGTTTCAATAGGTGGAGTTGAAACACCTTTGATGACAGAAAGTAACACAACTTATGTTTTTCATGTTACCCCAATTAATACTGGTAATACTAAAGTAATAGGGGTAGGTTGGACTGGTAGTTGCGACAATTTGAAAATATCAGCAGGTGAGCAGTCTGATACATTAGATATGATAGACCCTAACCCAAAAGCAATTTGGGTCGCATCTGGTGGAACAATAAGGCTTTTAACTATGAGTGGTACAAGTTTTCAAGTAACAAGTGTTCCATCAGACCAATATATAGATTGGATTAGAATTAAAAGGTTGTATAAATCAGACACAAGTATGACAAGTATTATAGGATTATATTAAATAAACAAAATGGCACAACTTACAGAAGACCAATTAAGATGGTCGCAAACAACAGAAGAATTAGGGAATGTAATAAAATCTTTAGACGCAGAATTTAGCGATACAGTTGATTTATTAGATGAAAATCCAAAAGCAATTTGGATAAAAAGTTCTGGTACATTAAAGGTTGATACAGTTGGTGGGACAACGATTGAAATAGAAGGCATAAATAATGATACAAAAATTGACTGGATTAGAATAAAAAGAATTTATAGTTCAACTTCTGGTTCAGCAGTTAGTGGTGTTTTTGGAATATATTAAGATATGAATGCACAAATAATATTTATAGATGCAGACTATATAAAAGCATATAGTCAAGTAGGTGGTAATGTAGATGATAAGTATTTATTGTCTGCAACTATTACTGCACAAGACAAATACATACAACCAATGTTAGGTACTAACTTATATAAAGACCTTAAAACTAACATTGCTAATTTAAGTGGTGCTAATGCAAATTATCCAACACTTATGGATGAATATATTCGTATGGCTACAATGAGGTGGACTTTAGTTGAATTATACCCTTACCTATCAAACAAGGTATTAAATAGTAGTATATCTCAAATTTCAGGCACTAATGCAAGTCCTATTCCTAAATCAGAAGTTGATTCTTTAATATCTTTAGAAAGAAACAATGCACAATTCTATTCAGAACGACTTATAGACTATTTACAAGCCAATACAAGCCTTTTCCCTAAATATAATACTACAACATCATCAGACCAAATGCAACCATCTTATTCAGCCTATTACGAAAATGGAATGACTATAAGTGGGGATGCAAATAGGAACTGGTTAAACAAAATAAATTGTTGTAAGTAATGGGCAGACCAAAAGGTAGTAAAAATAATAAAGAGGAACACAAAGAAAAACTTCGACTTTATTTAGAAAAGAAAAAGAAGGTATGCAAGAAAAGTTAGATACAATAATATTTAATACTATCAATGCAGGTGCAGTAGGGATTACATTTACAGATATTGAACAGACCCTTACAATCTTATTATTAATTACTGCTTTATTATATAACCTTAAAAAATTACGAGGAAAATGAGTAAAGATATAGAAGGCTTAAATATTTCTTTAAAAACTTTATTGTCAGTAGGTGCAATAATTTTTTTGTTAATAGGAGAATATATTTTGCTACATAAAGAAATAGAGGAAGCAAAACGGCTACCTACTACTGAGGTTACAAAAGTAGAGTTTGAGTACATTAAAAGAGATGTGCAAACCTTACATAAAGAAGTTAATGACATTAAAAAAACCTTAAATGAAGCACTTTAACCCAAATGAATTTGTATGCGACAATGAAATTTGTTACGACAAAATGAATCAGAATTTACTTAATATGTTAGAAGAAGCAAGGGAGATTGCAGATATACCTTTTATAATAACAAGTAGTTGGAGGTCAGAAGAAAAAAATAAAGAAGTCAATGGAAAATCTAATTCAAGTCATTTGCGAGGAAATGCCGTTGATTTGTCTTGCAATAATTCTGTAAGCAGAATGAAAATAATAGATGCTTTAGTTGTTGCAGGTTTTACTAGAATTGGTATATCAAAAAGTTTTATTCATGTAGATTGTGATATAGAGTTACCACAAGAAGTTATGTGGTTATATTAATGTTTTGGAAATTAAGTATTGGTTTTTATACTGGAATATTAATAGGTCTATATACTGAAAAATACGAAGATGGTTTTGGACACTATTTATATATTCCTTTTTGTTTCATCTGTTTAGATATGTATTATGAATGATTTTAT